ACTTATTGTAATAAAGCATTAATTTGGAATTATAAAACCAATTCATTTAGCTTTAGAGATTTACCTGATATTTTGCACATAGCATTAGGCATAGTAAATCCTGGTGTATCAGCAGTTGTATGGTCAGGACAATCACAAAGTTGGGTAGCTTACAGCACTACTGAGAACTGGGGTCAAAGAAACTATAATCCTACAGAAACTAGCATATTAATGTCTAGCACAGGAGATACTAAACTTTATAGAGCAGACAATGGATTTGATTTTGCAGGATCTAATTTTACAATGATCTTGGAAAGAAAAGGATTAACCCTTGACGGCAATACTAATACTGTAAAACAAGTAAGAAAGATTACCCCTAGATTTTCTAGCACAGGTTCTGCTGAAGTATTTGTAGGAAGTTCTATGACCCCTGATGGTACATATACTTACAAAACACAGCAAACCATAAACCCTGACACACAAAACAAGGTAGATGCTAGAGCCACAGGTAAATATATAGCTATTAAGTTTCAAAACACAACAGCAACTACATTTGAATTAAACGGATATGATATAGAGTATGAGGTAATAGGAGAGAGGTAATGGCACAAGTACCAAGATATACACCAAATCCAGTACCTGATAATCCTGAAGATTTACCACAATATTTATTACAAGAATTTCAAAAAATACAAGCAGCATTAGAAGAAAACCCTACAACATTTATAGAGGTTAAAAATGTAGCTCCAAGCAGAATAAAGCAAGGAGATATAGTATATGGAGATGGCTCTAATTTTGACCCTGGAAGTGGAGAGGGAATTTACTTTAGAAACGCAGCAGGGAGTTGGGTAAAATTATGAATTTACATATATCAGGAATACCATCAGATAGAATTAACGAGGTTTGGGAAAAATGTGAGCCTTATATAGAAATGGGTAATGGTAAAAGTAGAGATGAAATGTCTGTTATGGATATCTATGCAAGATTATCAGAAGCTCGTATGCAACTGTGGTTAGTGTTTAATGATGATAAAGATATCATATCGGTACTTACTACAGAAATTATAGAATATCCTAGAAAGACTACTTGCAGAATAGTTACTCTAGGTGGACAAGACCTAGATTTATGGGTAGAAGAATTATTAGAAACCCTAGAGGAATGGGCATTAGAAAAGAATTGCGTAGCAATGGAAACAATTTGTCGCAAAGGATTTATAAAGAAACTAGAGAAATTTGGGTATGAAAACGCATACACAGTTCTCATTAAAGAACTTACAACGATACATTAGAGGTATATCAGATGGGAAAAGGAAGTAATACAAATACAGTTACAAAAGATGCAGAACCATGGGAAGGACAAGCTCCTTATCTAAGAGATTTATATTCTCAAGCACAAAATCAATTTCAACAAGGGCCAGGTCAATTTTATCCTAATAGACTAACAGCTTTACCAAGTGATACTACTTTACAAGCTGAACAAATATTAGAACAAACTGCACTTGGTCAACAATCAGCTTTAACAGACAATATAACACCTGCATTTCAAGGCTCATTAATGAGTCCTTATCAAGCATTTACTGATCCTCTTTTACAACAATCTTTAGCAGCAGGTTTAAGACCTATTGAAGAAAGTACCTCAAGATTACTTCAACAAGCTCGTAGAGATGCTACATCAGCAGGACAACTTGGTGGAAGTAGACAAGGAATATTAGAATCTGAAGTATTAAAAGATATGTTAACTAAACAATCAGATGTTGCATCTAAGTTGTATGGTGATGTATATGGAGATTTAACTAAATCAAGAACAGCAGCTTTAGGTTTATCGCCTACTATTATGAGTTCTTATACAACACCAGCTCAAACATTGGCAGCAGTTGGAGCATCAGAACAAGCAAGATCACAAGCAGATATTAATGAACAAATTGCTAGATTTAATTTCCAACAACAAGCACCAGGGCAGAATTTAAATCAATACGGAAATATTGTAGCAGGTAGTATATTACCACCATCAGTTACATCTTCTTCAACAGGTGGGGGAGTTAGTGATTTAGCAGCTACTACAGGTGGAGCAGCTACAGGTGCAGCTTTAGGTAGTATGTTTGCTTACCCAGGAGCATCAGGAACAGGGTTTATGAGTACACTTGGCCCATGGGGAGCAGCAGCAGGTGCACTATACGGATTATTAAGTAATTAGGAGATTATAAATGGCAACATTACAAGAAGAAATAAATGCTAGAATAGAAGCAGAAAAACTTAAAAAAAGGAACATAGCTAGTTCAGCTTTAGAATTACAGGATCAACCTGGATTTTTTAATAATATATTTGGTGGCCCACAAACTATTCCACAAACAAGATCAAAAGTATTAAATCAAAATATAAATCAAATGAATCAACCAAATCTTAATCAAGGGCCAGGTTTTTTAAATGTACCTTATATGTTAGGATTCGATAATAGACCAGGAGCAGGATATATTGATTATACTAACCCTGGATCTCAGAAAAATTTTTTACAAAAATCTTTAGAATCAGGCATAGGTTCTATTTATGATGTAGGTTTACCAAACCAAGGAGTATATACAGGAGATGGAACTATTCCTAAAGATCCTAGTATGGTTGATAAAATGTCAGGATTAGAGATGATGTATCTAATTCAAGGATTACAAGGATTATTAGCACAACCTGATGCTGATATAAAATTAGATACTTCTTCCCCAGGTGCTTCATCAGGATTAAGATTACCAACACAAGACCTGTATTCAGGTCTATTGAAATAGGAGATATAAATGGCATTACCATTATTAGGATTATTAGCAAGTCAAGGAGCTAGATCAATAGCAAAAAGATTAATAAGCACAGGTTTATCGGCAAAAAGAAGTATTAAAATATCAAAAAATTTAGAAAAAACAGCAACAGAGTCTTTATCTAAAGGTAAAATGCCTACTAACTCAGATTTAATTTCAAAATTATCTTCATCTGACAAAAATTTATTATCTCAAAAAAAATATAGAGATGGTCTTTTAAATCCAACAATATTAGGACAACCTATAAATTTATTAGGAAGAACTCCTACAGCATCTACTTTTGGTCAAAGAATAGGCACAGGTGGTGAAAGAATAGTTATTACTGCTAGAAATTCTAGACTTTCTGATTCTGCTAGAAGTAGTGGTAGATATTTACCTGTACCAGTACAAACAGGAGCAAATCCATTACAACAACAAGCATCAAGAATTGCATTAGCAAGACAAAAAGAAGCTATGCAAAGAATGAATAGACCTATAACACAAACAGTAGACACAGGTTGGCTTGGAAATATTGGAGCAAGAATGGGTAACTCAAGAACTTCAGGAGTAGTTGGTGGGTTAGCATCGGCAGGTACATTAGGATTAACTGGATATAGTGTTGCACCAATGTTTATGCCTAGTGGAGAACAACCAACACAAGCTGGTACTATGTCAACAGGAAGATTGCTTTCACAAGCACCTCAACAAGAACAAGCACCAGCTATGAGATTTAAAGAAGTATTAATACCAAGTTCTCAATCAACAGCTAAAGAGGTTTTAAATGCTGCATTACTTAGAGCAGGATTATCTTTAATGAAACCTACAAGACCTGGGCAAACTCCTTTAACACAAGCCTTAGAATCAGCATCAACAGTTGCTAGTTCACAAACAAGCTATACGAGTGGAGAACAAGCATTAGCAGCAGGTAAATTAGCATTAGGTGAAGATGCAAAAATATCTGTTTTTCAAAGATCAGATGGAACATTTGGTTATCAAGGAACAACAGCAGATACTTCTTTAATTGATAACAGTTTTTTTGGAGAACAACCTGAAGGAGATAATGTAACAAAAGAACAATACGATAAAGCTGTTGCAACAATAAAAGCACAATTTCCTGATGCTACAGAACAAGATATTAAAGATACATTAGAAGCTAATAATATAAGGTATACAGGAGAATAAATTGGCAGTTTTAGATATAGAAATACCTCAATCAGCAAATAATCAAAAGAAAGGATTAGATATTGATTTGTCTAATATTTTAGCAGGTAATACATTAAAAACTTCTGATTTATTTCCAAAAGATCCTGATATACAACCAACAAGAAATCCACAAGAAGAAGCATCTATATCTCAAATGGGTCTTGCTTTAGGTACTGAAATAGCTATTGGTGAAACAGGAAGAATTGCTGGTGCAACTGTAGCAGGGCCATTAGGTTATATAGTAGGTGGTTTATCAGCAGGTGCTGCTGGTTCATATATAGCTCAAAAAATGATTAACCCTGATAATATATCTTATGGAAGAATTTTAGCTGATTCATTTATTAATTTAATTCCAGGATCTAAAAGTAAAAAAGGTTTCCAAGCTGTTAGTGATGCTGTTGTTAGGCAAGGTGGTATTGGTGCTGGAATAGCAGCAGGTGGAGTAACAGTAGAAAAAGGATTTGATGAAGGTCGTATGCCAACTATAGATGAACTTACTAGTGCTGGTTTTACAGGTGCAGCATTAGGTGCTGGACTAGGTTTAACTGGAGCTATGTTTAGTAAAGTTTATAGTAAAATAGAAGGGTTAGAATCAAGAGATGTTTTAAAACTCATAAAAACAGATAAAGATGTAAAATTACTATCAGATAAAATTAATGGTTTAAGCAAAAAACAATTAGAAACTTTTAAAATAGAAAATGAAGAAGCTTATATTAGATTTAGAGAGAATTGGGATGATGAAAATATTAGACAAAGATTAATTCAAGATGAAGTAGCTGGTGGATTATATAAAGATGGTGGAATATTAAAAACATTAGGTAAAGATGATGCAGATTATTACTTACAAAAAAGATTAGCAGAACAAAAAATTAAAGACCAAACAGATTTATTAATAGATTCTAATAAGTTAATTAACGATGGTTTAATTAGAAAAGCAGGAATACTTAACAAAACACCAGGAATGGAATCCAGAACTGCTGATGAACTTTCTAAAGATTTAGACACTATTTTACTTGCTAAATATGCACCTGAAGTAAACAAAAGGCTTGGAGCAAATAATCGTGCTGGAATGAGTAACGAGTCAGCAAAAGCAACTTTAGATAAAATGAAAAAGAATGGAACTTTAGATTTACTAGATACCGAAATAAAAGAATTACAATTTTTATCAAAAAAAATATTAGATACAGCAGAAGGTGGTGGTTTAGTTTCTAAAACACAAGCAGATATATGGAGAAAAGAAAGACCTGATTATGTTCCTTTAAATAGAATAACAGATGAAACAGATATCAAATCATACTTTAATACTGGAAGAAATGCTTTTGGGGAAGTTAGAACTACAGGTATAAAACAACTTAAAGGAAGTAACTTAGAAGTCGATTCTATTAGAAAAAATATTAATGAAAGTTTAACACAAACCATAAGGAGAGCAGAAACTAATAAAGCTAATATAGCTTTTAAAAGATTATTAGATCAAAACAAAGATGTAGCTGACTCTATAGTAAATGTTAGAGCAGATAAACAACCATATTATAAACAAATAGAAGAAGAAAAATTTCAAGATAATGTAAAACCTAGCGATACAACTTTAAGTGTGTTTGAAGATGGTCAAAAAACATTAATTGATTTTAAAGATAAAACTTTAGCAGAAGCATTTAAAGGCAGACCTAAACAAGAAATGAATGAATATGTTAAAGCTATTTTTAATGGAGCTACTTGGATAAACAGAAAACTTGGTAGTTTGTATACAAGATATAGTCCTGAATTTATGATACCCAACTTAACTAGAGATAGAACTGAAGCCTTTGTAAATAGTATGACTAAATTAGGTTTTAAAAGTCCAGTAAGCAGACAAGCAGTACAGTTGTTAAATCCTAAAAATATAGGAACAGATATGAAAACTGTTTACAAAATAGAAATGAAAAAAGCAAAAGCAGAAACTCCAGCAGAAATAAAACTTTTTGAAGAATATAAAGATTTTAAACAAAGTGGTGGAGCTGTTGGTGGATATGGTTTATCTACAGTACAACAAGTAGAAGATAAAGTAGCTAGATTAGCTGACATGACTAAAGATGGAACATTCTTTTCAGCATCTATGAAACAAAAAATAGATAAAGTTGATGACCTTGTTAATAATTTTAACAAAATGTTTGAAGATGGAACAAGATTTGGTGTATTTAGAATGATGAAAAACCAAGGATTTAGTTCTGATAAAGCTGCATTAGCTGCAAGAAACTCATCTTTTGATCCAACATTAGGTGGTAAACAAGTAGGTCTTATAAGAGCAGGTTATTTATTTGCTAACCCTGCTATACAGGCTAACAAAGTATTATTTAAAAATGTATTTAAAACTAGAGAGAATGTAGCTAAAACATTAGGTGGTTTAATGGCTATAACAGGAGCTGTTGATTATTATAATACCTATCAAGATCCTGAATGGAGAGAAAAATTAAAGTCTACAAATGGAAGTAATTGGGTTACTAATAGAAATTTAGTATTTATTACAGGTGAAAATGAAGATGGTGAATTAAATTATGTATCTTTACCTATAGGTTATGCCTTAGTTCCTCTTAAAGTTTCTATGGATAAAGTACAACAAGCTATTAGACAAGACCTTAACCAAGAGCCAGGAGCTGTAGCAAAAGAAATAGGAAAAGAATTTTTTGACACTTTAAGTCCTTTTGGTGGGAGTCCAGTTCCTACACCTTTAAGACCTTATAGTGAATTAATAGCTAACGAAGATGGTTTAGGTAGAGCCATTAGACCTGAATGGTTAGAAACTAGAAATATACACAGTTCAGAAAAAGTATTTCCTTGGACAGCACAAACTTATGGTGGTGAAATGGCTATGAATTTAGCTGATACTGCTAAAAATTTAGGTTATGAAGTTAGTCCTGAAAGTTTAAAATATTTAGCAGCAACATATTTTGGTGGCCCTGGACAATTTTTACAAAGAATACTTAATGTAACTAGCAAAATTTATAATGGTCAAGCTCCATCTCCAAGAGATATACCTATTCTTAGAAGATTTTATGGAGAAAGTTATGATGAAGTGTTTGCTGCAAGAGCAGGTAAGTTTTCTGAAATAGAACAAATACAAAAAGAAGATAATACTGAAAAAGCTAGAAATGGAAGATTAGCTTATGACATTTTTAAAAGAATGGAAGATGCTAAACCAAATGAAAGAAGAAAAATATTAGCAGATGAGGTATTAAAAAACCCTGAAAACATGAACGAACAAGTTATTAAAGGAATAACTAAAAGAATTAAGAATAAAAAAATGGGTCTTACTTCTACTGATGCTAGGGTTAAATCTTTAAGTATAAATAAAAGAGCAGAATATTTAGCAGATCAAATGCAAACAATGACCATACCACAAATACAAAAGTATATTAAAGACCAACAAAATAAAGGCATATTAACTGATAATGTTAAAGAAGTATTAGTTAGACTCAGACAATTTCAAGATATTAAATTGAGGAAAATAAAATGATACCAATGGAACTAATTAGTATGCTTGGCTCAACCTTACTTGGTGGAGCTATGAGTATTATGGCACAGAAAGCTCAAGCTGAAGCTGATAGAGAAAAGGCATTAATGGAACGAGCAAAATTTGCAGCTAGACAAACAGATAAAGCAAGAAAAGTAACTGACCCTCATACTAAACATACAAGAAGATGGATAGCTTTAATGTGCGTATTTTCAATTATTGTAGTACCAATCGTTGCACCTATCTTTACTGATATTAATGTTATCTATCAAGTAACTACTGAGGTAGATTCAGGTTGGTGGATTTTTGGCTCATCTTATGAAACAACAGTATGGAAAGAAGGAACAGGGATTTTTATAACTAGCTTACAATCACACACAATTTTTTCAATTATAGGATTATATTTTGGTGGATCACTTACAAGAAAATGAAATGGAAAATAGTAAAAGAAGCGATGTGGCTACTCTTAGCACTAATTTTAGTGTTGGGAATGGTAGATGCTATGGCAGATGTAACCTCATCAGGGAGTACAACTAACTCTCAAACAAATAATGCTGGAAGTAATACAGCAATCACAGGTGGATATGAGTCATCAACAACATATCAATCAGGCTCATCTTCCAATACAGATACAACGAATACAACAAACAA